AGAACAGGTAGAAGGACTTACAAGAAAACAAGTTAAACTACCTAAAACAGATGAAGAACTAGAGCAATGGGCTGAGAAATATCCAGACGTTGCCAAGATAGTAGAAACAATCGCTACAAAGAAAGCTATAGAAGCTAGAAAGGATGTAGAAGAAAAGTTAAAGTATGTAGATGAAATGCAGACTAAAGTTCAGATAGAAAAAGCTGAGACAGAACTTTCTAAACTTCATCCAGACTTTCAAGAGTTACGTGTTAGCGAAGACTTTCATGATTGGGTAGCAGCACAACCAAAGTGGATACAGTCTGCTTTGTATGAAAATGACACTGATCATTTAGCTGCTGCTAAAGCGATTGATTTATATAAACTAGAAACAAACAAACCAGCTACTAAATCAGAAACTAAAGAAGCTGCTAAGTCTGTAAAGAAATCTTCTAGAGCAGAAGAACCAAAGACACAAGATCGTAATGTATGGTCAGAATCTAGGGTAAAAAATCTTAGCAGTAAGGATTGGGAAAAGCATGAAGATGCTATTTCAGAATCTATAGCAAACGGCACTTTTGTTTATGATATTAGTGGTGGTGCAAGATAAAAAAAGTCTTGACAAATTAATTAAAATATGATATACTTTGTATATTACTAAAACTAGCATAGGTATTTGCTAGTGTTCGGAAGCCTCTTAGCAATAAGACTACCTTCCTGTTTATGCTAACTGAAGAAGTTTCAACTACCTACACTCGTTAGGCCAGGTTTTCCTCACCCTAAAGATGTAGCCTTGAATTGTCAATAGTTGGCTCGTTTCGATAATAGCCGAAAGGAGATAACCAATGGCTTTTAAGACTGCTGCTGGTTACGGAAACCTGCCTAACGGTAACTTCTCTCCTGTTATTTACAGTAAGAAGGTACAATCGGCTTTCCGTAAGACTAGCGTGATTGAAGATATTACCAACAGTGATTACTTTGGTGAGATCGCAAATTTTGGTGATACAGTGCGTATTATCAAAGAACCAGAAATCACGGTTCAAGAATATGCAAGGGGTACGCAAGTAACTCCACAAGACTTAGACGATGAGGACTTCACCCTTGTTGTCGATAAAGCTAACTACTTTGCTTTCAAAATCGATGACATTGAAGAAGCACACTCACACGTAAACTTTGAATCAATGGCAAGTGATCGTGCAGGATATCGTCTAAAAGACCAGTTTGACCAAGAAGTACTAGGTTACTTATCTGGTTTCAAACAAGCTGCATTACACGCAAATGCAAGTGCAGCTAGAGTGGCTGCTGATAAATCAGGTACTGATCCAGTATCTGTTGCAGCAGACGGTTTACTAGCTTCCATGAAGATTTCTCGCGCAAGCTTTGTATCAGGTGGTTCTGCATCTGATTCGATTGCTACGCATCCAGATGGATCTACTGGTGAAGCAACCCCATTAGAGGTTCTAAACCGTATGGCTCGTTTACTAGACCAGCAAAATGTAGACCGTGATGGTCGTTGGGTCGTTATCGATCCTGTCTTTGCTGAACAGCTAAACGACGAAAACAGTAAGCTTCTAAACAATGACTTTGCTGGTGGACAAAATGCTGGTGACATTCTAAGGAATGGACGCATTATCTCTGGTATGGTCAGAGGCTTTAGAGTTTATATGTCCAACAACCTTCCTTCCGCAGGAACAGGTTCATCAACCATCGACACTAACGGTTCAAGTTCTAACTTTGGTGTTATTGTTGCAGGACACGACTCTGCTGTTGCTACAGCTTCTCAAGTAGAGAAGGTAGAAACATATCGTGACAATGATAGCTTTGCTGACATAGTTCGCGGTATGCACTTATACGGACGTAAGATCCTTCGCCCAGAAGCTCTTGTTCGCGCCATTTATAACATCGCAGGTTAAGGAGGATAGATCATGGCTACATATGATATGACTGATGCCGATACCGTAGGTGTAGGGGCTGACTCGATTGCTGCTTTACCATCTAAAAAAGATAGCCACGTAATGTATAACATTGAAGCTACTCTTGATATTGATGACATGGCTGCAAAAGGATACTCAGGTGCAGACGGAGATGTTTTCCAACTTCTAGAAATACCAGCAGGAGTACTCGTACTTAACGCTGGTGCAGAAGTTATGAAAGCATTTAACTCTTCTGTAACTGCTGATATTGATTTTGCAGGAGGTGATGATATCGTTGATGGTGCAGACGTAACGTCAACAGGTTTCTGTGCAGCAGGTACAAACGGTCAAACTAACACTGTTGTTGGTTCGGCTGCTTCAACGTATACACAATTTGTTTCAACAACTGATACGATTGATGTTACACTTGCTGGCGCAGCACCTACTACTGGCAGAATTAGGGTTTATGCTACTGTTATTGATCTCAATGAACAGGGTGCAGAACCTGTAGCTGCTGCTAGGGATACCCTAGCCTAATTGATTTTGGGGTAGTTCATTAACTTGGGCTACCCCTTTATCTTGTTTTTGGATATGATATGGCTACTACTTTTCTTACATTAGTTAATGATACCTTACGTAGATTAAACGAAGTTGAGTTAACCTCGACTGATTTTGATACAGCAACAGGTTTTCGCGCTCAAGTAAAAGACGCAATAAATTCATCAATCCAAGAAATATCACAAAAAGAATTTGAGTTTCCTTTTAATTTTACTGCTGGTTCTTTGACACTCGTTTCAGGTCAACAAGAATATTCTTTACCTGCTGATTTTAAAATAGCAGATTGGGACTCATTTAGAATAAATTTTGATTCTAGTAATAATTTTTCTGCAAGAAAATTAAAACTTATAAGTTACGATACTTTCCTAAAAAGATTTTTTGAAAGAGATTCAGAAGCTACCACAAGCGATTTTGATCAACCTATCTATGTTTATAGAACACTAGACAATAAAGCAGCTTTTACACCAATACCAGATGCAGCCTATAGTGTAAGCTTTAACTACTTTGCATTTGCATCTGATCTATCTGCATCTACAGATACCATGTCTGTACCTGATGCATTTAAACACGTAGTGATAGACGGTGCTTTGTATCATTGTTTTATGTTTAGAGATAACACCCAACAGGCTGCTGTAGTAAAATCAAGATTTGAAGAGGGTGTAGATAGAATGCGTACATTGTTAATAAATAGATTTACAGATGTGCGTGATACTCGTGTGAGTAGATTAATAAATGTACCTCATGGTAATGGCTAATGGTGGATGCTTTAAAAGACGTAACAGTTCTATCAAGAGGTGGGCTGTTTACTAACGAAGAAGCTCTTACAATGGCAACTCAAAATCCTGGTGCTGCTATTCGTATGTTAAATATGGAAATATCTCAGTTTGGTGGATACAGAAGAATAAATGGCTACAACGAATATGATACTACTTACGGTAGCGTAGCAGGATTAGGTCAGGTACTTGGACTTTGGATATTAGATAGTACTCCTTATGCAGTTAGACGTAATGCAAATGACTTCACTGGTTCATTGGGAACTAACCCTTTTACAACTAGCAACGGAAGTTCTACGATTACAGTTGCTCATACTGGACATGGCCTTGCAGTAAATGATAGAGTTATATTTTCAGGATCGTCTGCTGTTAATAATGTAACACCTAACGGTGTAGAGATGGCGATAGCTTCTGTTGTAGATGCTAATAGTTATACTGTAGTTTTTACCTCTGCTGCAAATGGTGATGGTTCAGGTGGAGGTGGGTCAGTAACATTTAAAGCTACAGGTAAAACACATTCATTAGGTGCTAATCCTTTTACCGTTTCTAGTGGTAGTGCAACAATTACAGTATCACATACTGCTCATGGATTATCTATAGGTAATTTTGTTACGTTCTCTAGTAGTTCTGCTGTAGGAGGCATAACACCAAACGCAACAGAGATGCAAGTTGTTAGTGTGCCTGATGCTAATAGTTATACAGTGTCTTTTACATCTAATGCAACTTCAAGTGCTACAGGAGGTGGTAGTTCAGTAACAGCAGTATACAGTCAATATTATACCATATGGAAGTATAGTACGAGTGGATTTAATAGAGTATTTTCTTTTCGGTCTTCTATAGGTGTATCAAAAGTAAGACACGCATTTAATTCATACCAAGGAAAAGAAACAGTAATCTTAACTGACAATGTTAATACCCCTGCAAGATATGATGGAACTACTTTTACAGAACACGCCACAAGTGGAGACTCTGATCCTACAGGTGCAAAAGTTAGCACTGATTTTATAAACCATCAGTTTTATGCTGGTTTTACTGCTTCTGGTTTAGGACCAAATATTTTATTACATAGTAAACCAAACCCTAGTGATGATTTTGACGCAACAGATTTTGCTGCAAGTGGTGGAGCAGGTGAAATTAATGCAGGTTTTAATGTCATAGGAATTGCTAAATTTAGAAATGGTTTGTTTGTTTTTGGTAAAGACAAAATAAAAAAATTAGTAGGTACTTCTTCATCAGATTTTACTTTACAGGAAGTAACAAATAATATAGGATGTATTGCAACAGACAGTATTATAGAAATTGGTGGAGACATACTATTCTTAGCTGCTGACGGTATTCGCCCTATTCAAGGTACTGCTAGGATTGGTGACGTTGAACTTGAAACTATATCTAAACCAGTGCAACAGTTGATGCAGTCACTGCCAAGCACACATGATCTAGACAATATGTCTTCTGTAGTTATCACAAATAAGTCTCAGTTTAGATATTTCTTTCCAAAGACAACTACAGCAGCATCAGATACAGCAGGTATAATAGGTGGTCTTAGATTTGCAGACAGAAGAGTTGGTTGGGAGTTTGGAGAGTTATTAGGTATAAGAGCATTTGTTGCTACCAGTGGTTTAATAAATAATGTAGAAGTTACACTACATGGAGATTTAAATGGTGAGATATTTCAACAAGAAAGTGGCAGTACATTTAATGATGCTGATGTTACTGCTGTTTACGCATCGCCATTTCTATATTTCGACTCTACCGAAAAACGCAAAATATTTCAGCATATTACGTTATTCACCAGACCAGAGGGTGAATCCACAATTAACTTGGGTATAGCGTATGATTGGGATGATCCTAATACACCAGACCCAAATACATATTCTTTAACTACTTCAGGTGCATTAGCAAGATATACAACTACAAACAGCACCTTTGATGCTACTTTTAGATATGATGGTTCGACTAGTCCAGTGCTAGAGTCGAACATCCAAGGATCAGGGAGAGCGATATCCTTGGTTATAACATCGACAGGAACCCAGTCACCATACAGTGTTAGTGGGTTCTCGATTACTTATCAAGATGCAGGATATAGATAATGGCAGGATATACCAGGCAATCAGCAGCGCAGATCGTTAGTGGTGAGGTTATATCAGCAGCACCAATTAACGCAGAACTAAACCAAATATTAGCAGCCTTTAATAACTCTACTGGTCACTCACATGACGGTACAGCAGCAGAAGGACCACCAATAGATCGTATTGCAGATGCAGATCAAAACAATAAAATACTTATAGATACATCTAATGATCATATTGAGTTTTATACACAAGTAAGTTCTTCTTCTGTGCAACAAATTCGTATCCAAGATGGATCTATTCTACCAATAACAGATAATGATATAGATCTAGGTGGTGCATCAAATGAATTTAAAGATCTTTATATAGATGGTACTGCACATATAGATACTCTTGATATTGATGAGAACGCTACTGTAGCTGGTACACTGGATGTTACTGGTGCTTTAACAGGCACAAATATAACTGCATCTACTGCATTTTTACCTGATGCATCAGATGGAGCATCACTAGGTACATCAGCATTAGAATTTAGTGATCTATTCCTTGCTGATGGTGCAGTAATTAATTTAGGGGATGATCAGGATGTTACACTAACTCATGTAGCTGATACAGGTGTTTTACTAAACAGCACTAATCAACTACAGTTTGGAGATAGTGGTACTTACATACATCAATCTGCTGATGGTGTATTAGACCTTGTATCAGACAGTGAAGTAGAAATAAACGGTACTACAATAGATATAAACGGTGCTGTAGATATAAGCAGTACATTAGGTGTTACTGGTAAGATTACTGCTGATGCTGGTATAGATATAGATGACTTTAACATAGATGGCACAACCATAGCGTTATCTTCTGGTGACATGACAATAGATGTTGCAGGAGATATTAACCTAGATGCAGGTGGTGCTGATATAGTATTAAAGGATGACGGTACACAATACGGTGCATTTACTAATAGTAGTAGTAATTTAGTAATTAAGTCTGGATCTACCACTTCTGCTACATTTGATGGAGCTAACGTAACATTTGCTGGAACTGTAAGTCCCACTAGTCATTTAGATATGCCAGACTCTGCCATAGTAAAATTAGGTACAGGCGACGATCTACAAATACAACATGATGGTACAAACTCTCTCATAGCTAATTCTACAGGTACATTAAAGATAGCTACAGAAACTAGTGGTATCCCTGTAACAATAGGACACACTACATCTGAAGTAACTATAGGTGATAACTTAACTGTTGCAGGTAATCTTACAGTACAAGGCACACAAACAGTCGTAGATACAGTTACTATGAATGCAGCTAATGCAATCGTGTTTGAGGGTGCTACTGCTGATGATCACGAAACTACACTTACCATAGTAGACCCCACTGCTGATCGTACAATTAATCTTCCAAATCAATCAGGAACAATTCCAGTATTAGCA